GGCAGTGGAGCAAGAAAAAATAAAAGTTGATAGAGAGAATCAAAGTAATGATTTAGAAATTGCTAAGCTTAATGCAAAAAGCAGACAAAACAAACAAACAAAATAACCAAAAAAATTATTAATGCGATATTAAAATTTTAAAAGTAATAAAATAAAGTCTAACCCTTTGTAAATTGATAATCTAAAATTACATTTACATACAATTAAACCAAAACTACATTATGGCTGATAATAACGAAATGTCTATAGACACCTCCTTTAGTATTCAAGATACAATAGAGCTGGGAGCTGGAAGTCAAGAACTTTTAAATGGATTACTTGAACCAGAAACTAGCACTGCTAAACCTGAAGACATCACTCCTATTACAACAACTGTTGAGGATAATCCTATTACAAAAAAAACAGAAGTTGTTGATGATAAGAAACAAACAAACACTCTTGCTAGTTTCTTAACAGATGGACAAGAAGATGAGGAAGAAACTACAACAACAGATCAAACAACTATAACTCCTGTCAATGAGCATACGCAAGAAGAAGCTTCTCAATTTGAACTTCTATCTAATGATCTTTTAAAACTAGGAGTGTTTACACAAGAAGAAGGAGAAGAAATTCCTAAAACTCCTGAAGAGTTTTTAGAAAAATTTTCCTCCGAAAAGAAAAAAGGAGCACAAGAAATTGTAGAAAATTTTATTGGACAATTTGGGGAAGATTACCAAAATGCTTTTGATGCAATTTTTGTAAAAGGAGTAGATCCAAAAGAATACTTCACTACATATAATAATATTGTAAATTTTGCTGAATTAGATTTAACACAAGAATCTAATCAAAGAAAAGTAGTTAAACAAGCTCTTCTTGATCAAGGATATGAAGAAGATGAGGCGGATGCAGAAGTAGAAAGAATACAAGGATATGGTGATTTAGAACAAGTTTCTCAAAAACATCACAAAGTGTTGGTTAAAAAAGAAACAAAGAAACTAGCTGAGATTGAAGAGAATTCCCAAAGAGTTTTACAACAAAAAGCTCAAATAAGAAATCAGTACATTAGTAATGTACAATCTATTTTAGAAGAGAAAGTTAAAACTAAAGATTTTGATGGTATTCCAGTTAATCCAAAATTAGCAAGTGAAGTTTCAGATTATCTTTTAGTAGATAAATGGAAAACACCTTCTGGAGAAACTCTTTCTGATTTTGATAGAGAAATTCTAGATTTAAAAAAACCAGAAAATCATTCTAAAAAAGTGAAGTATGCTCTTCTTTTAAAACTATTAGAAAAAGATCCAACATTATCAACCATACAAAAAGCAGGAGTTACAACCTCTACAAACAAATTGTTTGAAAGTGTTACAAGACAAACTGCTAAAAAACCGATTACAACTAACGCAACTCAATCAGCCCCTTGGGCAAATTTAAAATAATTAATTAATTAAAATCTAATACAAATGTCAATTCAACAGCTTCCAGGGTCTACTGGATTTATGTATGCTCGGGTTTCCTCAATGGATAAACGTGCAGTAGGAAAACTTACTGATTCTAACCACTTAGAATCTCTAACTCACCCTGATCAACCAGCAGACTATGATAAGAAAATCATAAGTTTGTATACACAAAGTACATTATATTCAAATGATTTCTTGGATATGGTTACTAAGAGTACACCTTATTATATTGATAATAATAGTGATGCTTGGAAATGGGATATTCAAGTTCCATACAAATTCCCAAAAATCATTGATGTTCCAACAACTACTACTGATTTAACAAAACCAGGTATCGATGGACAAGAATTCCAATTAGTATTAGATACTAATGAGTTTTCTAAAAATGCAATCATTTCTGTAGGGACAAGACAATATGGTCCTAGGCTATATGTAATTAAAGATCCTATGCCTTATAATGCAGGATTCCTTTACTCGTTCACACTTGTAACTGATAATCCAACTATTGATTTTATTTCTTCAACATTCTTACAAGTTGGTATTGAATTAGAATTGATTAGTGCAGCTATTGGAGAGTTTGATCAAGACTTACTAGGTCTTCCTAGACTAGGTGAAAAAATCACAATGTTTGAATCTTTAGGTTCTGCATATGGTTTTGAACATACAGTTACAAAATGGGCAGATGAAAGAACATTGCGTGATAATACAGGTAAACCTTTAGATATTCTTGTATATGGTGCATCACGAAGAGGTGAAATGCCAATGACTAAGAATGACGTTAAATGGGAACCATTTATTGAATTCTGGATGCGTAAGCAAATGCTTGAGATGAAAGTTAAACGTATGATTTGGGATAAACCAGGTACAACTCGTTCTGGAGGTTCTAAACAAGAAGTTAAACGTACATCTGCAGGTATCTATCACAGAATGCGTAACAACGGAAACTTAGTACAATATAATAGAGGAGAATTTACAGCAAACCTTTTACGTTCTGTATTTGGAGATTTATTCTACAGAAGAGTGGATGTAAAAGACCGTCATGTAAAAATGTATACTAATGAAGCTGGATTCGATGTATTCCAACAAGCTTTAAAAACAGATGCATTAAACTCAGGTCTTACTCTTTTCACTAATATCAATGGTGCAGAAGCTGGAAATGTAACAACCGGATCAGCTCAAAATCATTTAACGTATGGTTTTGCTTTTGATGCAATGGTTACTCGTGAGACAGGTCGTATTGAACTTATTCACTTAAAAGAACTTGATTTACCACAAACTAATCTAGAGTTTGGTCAAAACAAAAAATCAACTCCTGTATTTATGGTGTTTGATGTTAGTCCAATGTCTGATGGTTCAATGGTGAACAACATCCGTGAGGTAAGAATGAAGGGAGCACCTTCAATGACTTGGGGATACATCGATGGTAGAGCACATCACTTAGGTTTTGCTGCTTCACAAGGGATGAGTTCAGCTAATAAGTTTCCAGGATATACAATCTGGATGGAAGACAGATGTGATGTATTTGTTGAAGATTTATCACGTACTGTATTGATTGAAGAATTACCACAATTTTAATACACCCCCGTTTTAATTAGATTCTGTGGAATGATTAAAACACCCTGCTTTTCAAAGCAATCCAAACCACTCTCCTCCTGTTCTGGGAGGAGATGGGTTTAAAAGAATGAAAGAGACATTGTCTGCTTTATCCCTTCGGTGAGGAACATTCTACAAATAAACCAAATTAAAACTACATTATGGCTAGAATAGGAAAAATTTCAACTATTAAAAGAGAATACACTAATGCCCAACAACAAACTATGCAAGGTAGTTTAGCGGCTAAAGGATTAACTAGGACACCTGGTACAGGTGTGTTTAAATATCCTTACAAAGAAATAGATGGGAGATACAGAACAGGACTAGATCCTGAGGCAGGATATATCAAAAGAATCCAAGACCCTCTTGAACAAAAATTAGAAGTTGAAAGAGTAACAAAACTAAAAGCTAAACTAGAAGAAGCTCTTGGTGGTGTAGATTTAGGACCTCGTTCTAAATTCTGGAATTATGGATTAGCAAACCCTTCAACAAATGACTTACATGTCCAACCTGTAAAACTCATAGATGGAGATAACTATTTTGATTTTACACAACCAATGAATGAGCTTTCTTTTTCTTGGTTAAGAGTGCATCCAACTATTGCATCTTCTTATCAAGCTTGGGAAAGAGGAGAATATGCTTCTGATACACAATTTTATGTTGTTGATGATGAAATCGAAAGTAAAATTATTTATAATAAAAAACAGCTTATTAATAAGGCTATTATCAAATTTGATGATATGACTCCTGATAAGAAAAGAAAAGTTGCAAGACTTTTAGGATTACCTGTAACAGAGAACACTAAGGATGAAATTACCTACAATCTAGTTGATAATGTTTTAAAACAAACTGAATTTAAAAGTGGTTCATTCCAAGGAAGAAATCCAGTAGAAGTGTTTAATAAGTTTGCAGACATGCAAGAAAACTTATTACACGTTAGAGATTTAGTAAAACAAGCTCTTACACATTCTATTTATAGACTTAAACCTAATGGTAAAATTTATGAAGGAGAATTAGAAATAGCAAGTGATGAAGATGATTTAGTTAAATTTTTGATTGATGATGATAATCAAGATGCCCTTTTAACATTAGAAGGAAAACTAAAAATTAAAAAATTAGCTTCTGTATAATAAAATAGAATAGAGATGATAGAAGTAGATAGCTTATTATATAAGATTGATCAAAAATTAAATAAACTAGCTACTAATGAACATCAAGAAATTCCATTAGAAGATAAAATCTTAGCTCTTAATGAGGCTCAGATAAAACTCATAAAACAAAAAATAGATGGTTTTAGTGTTTTAAATGGGATGGGATTAGATAGTTTTAAAAAAAGGTATCAGGATTTACAAAGTTTAATATTAGATTATGTCCCTTTAGACCTAAAGATTACAGATAAGAAACTTAATCAATACAAAGCAATATTAAAAACTCTTTCTCCAAAATACATGTTCTATATTGATAGTTATGTAACAGCGGATAAGGGAAAATGTAAAGATAGAATTATCTGGATTAATAAGGATTTAGCTAAACACGGAGATGTTTCTCTTCTTTTAAATAATACAAATTACAAACCTAGTTTTGAATATCAAGAAACATTCAATTTAATTTCTTCTAATGATATATCAATTTTTACGGATGGAACATTCACCCCTAAAAAATTATATCTTTCTTACATGCGTTATCCAGTATATATAGATAAAGAAGGATATATTAATTTTGAAGGTAAAGAATCTACAACAGTTAATTGTGAATTAGAGTCTTATTTAGAAGATGAACTTCTTGATTTAACAGTTCAAAATTTAGCCATGTATACAGAAAATCAATCAGCAGTACAAACTGCACAATTTAGAATACAAACAAACGAATAATTTATTCACTAACAATTAAATAAAAACAAAATGGATTTTTCATTAACATCTCTCTTCGTAGTACCAGTAGGACAGTCAGCACTTCCTAGCTCTGGATCAACGCAGAACTTAACCCCAGGGCAAGTAGGTTTTTTCAGACCAGATTACACCATAGCCAATGCGGGTAACATTGCAGCAGCTAATTACTTTTACGTTGCTCAAGGACGAACTAATAATTATCTAGAAGGTAGTAAACGTTCTGACAAAATTAAAGGGGGAACAACTGGTAATGCTAATGTAACAGAATGGTATAAAGTTACCGGATGTGCTACAGCAAGAAATCAGATTACAGATATTACAGGATTTAATGTAACTTGTGGGGAAGTGGTGACACTTACTCTTAGAGCATTTTCTTCTTATATCGACACTCTTTATTTTAATGGATTCACACGTTCAGTAACAGTACAAGCACCTTGTTGTGATTGTGGTGCTGATCCTTGTGATACTGTAGATGAAAATGCTTTGATTAATCAATTAATTGATAAATTAAATCAACATGCAGATGGTCTTAATGGGGATAACATCAATTTTGATACATTCTATACATTTGAAAATATAGGAGGTACAACTCTTCGTATTACTGGTAAGCCTTTAACAGCTTATGGGCAACCTTGTGATGTTGCGGCTTTCCCTTTTGAATATGACAGAATGTGGTTTAGAGCATTCATTTATTCTGGTCCAGCTACAACAGCAGATTTTATTGTAGATGATAGTTGTAATGAAGTGGCTACAGCTACAGTGGTACAACGAGCTACATATCCTAAAGGAACTAGTGAAGAAATTGCACAACTAGAAAAGAATTTTTATAGTTATCAAGTAGGATACTTAAAAACTCTTTATAGAATGGCAGGATATAATCCTAATTTTGAATCATGGGTAACTCCTGGAACATTGTATGATACTTATTATATTAAATTCAATGAGTTTAGTAAATCAGCTTATCAATGGGGAGATTATATACATCAAGATTCTACAGTGATTATAGCTACACCAAATGGTAGTGCTATTGATACAGCTATTTCAGCAGTTTTAGTTGCAGGATTAGGAACACCAGTTGATGCATCAGGAACTTGTTTAACAACAACTACTACAACTTCAACCAGTTCTACTACAACAACTAGTACAACTACCCTCATACCGTAGTATAATTCTTACAAACATTTCTAAAAAGGAAAGGAAGGACAAGTCTTTTCTTTCCTTTTTTATTATAATAAAAATCATTATATAAATGCCTACATTAAAATTAGATATAGTAGTTATTCCAACGTATGATAAGAAACTTTTAACTATATTAGACGTTTCTACATATGTAACTCGACCAGTAAATCCTACAATAGAAATTTGTATTCCTGGATGGGATACAGTTATATTATCTTTTACTGATGGTACTTATAATACTTTTAATTCTACTACATTAGGAATTACTACGGAAGGAAATGAACAAGATTTGTTTGATGGTATTTATTATTTAAAATATTCTATTGATCCTGCTTTTGAGAACTATGTAGAAAAATCTATATTAAGAGTTGATAGGCTTCAAGAAAAATTCGATGAAGCTTTTATGAAATTAGATATGATGGAATGTGATAGAGCAATTAAACAACAAAGTAAAGTTGATTTAAACACCATTTATCTTTTGATCCAAGGAGCTATAGCAGCAGCTAACAACTGTTCATCTATAGAGTCCTTAAAATTATACAATAAAGCAGATTCACTTCTTACACATTTTTTAAAGAATGATTGTAGATGTTCTGGAAATAATTATGTATTAAACTATTAAAACCAAAAATTATGGCCGCATGCTCAGTATGTCAGAAACCTGCAGGTTGTTCTTGCCAATTAACAAATGGAGTTTGTTCAACTTGTATTCAATTACAACAAAATAAAAAATAAATTTAATGTTATACGTTAAAACTTCTACTTGTTTAGAATGTGAGAAAATACAACCGTTAATAGATGCTATTGATTGTAAATTAAAACAATTGTCTGTAGCACTCTATAACAATATTGTATTTATGTTAAACAAGACAGTAGATTATACTGTTATGTTGGATTTAATTAATTACAAGAGAATTTTAGAGTATAAAAAAATAAATGAATTATATGCAGAAAAATATTCTGTAAACTCAATATCAAATAAAGTTAGGCTTCATACTGCAGGTTGTGTTAAAGATTGTGTAGAACCTCTTCCTTTTAGAACAACCACTACAACTACGTCAACCTCTACCAGTACAACAACCTCTACTACTAGCACAACTACCACTACGACTACAACGTGTTATATTTGTTCAGAAGAAGATTTAGTAATTGGTACTCAAACATGGATGTCTTGTAATTTAAATGTAACAACTTACAGAAATGGTGATCCAATACCAGAAGTGACTGACCCAACAGCCTGGGCAGCCCTGACTACTGGGGCATGGTGTCATTATGCTAATAACACACCTAATGGTGTTATATATGGTAAGCTATATAATTGGTATGCTTTAGATGATGCTAGAGGTATAGGACCTGTAGGATACCATGTACCTACAAACACAGAATACCAAACATTAACAACTTTCTTAGGAGGTACAGGTGTGGCTGGAGGAGCATTAAAATTAAACCAAAACGCTTGTTACTGGGATCTTCCTAATGTAGGAGCTACTAATTCATCAGGTTGGTCTGCCCTTCCTGGAGGAGTTAGAAGTGGTATTACTGGTCAGTTTTTTGGTTTAAATGAAGATGGATACTGGTGGTGTAGTAATGTATTTGTTTCTCCTGAAGCTTATTTATTTGGTTTAAGTGCTAATGTTGTTAATTCAAATAGCTTTGAAAGAGACTTTGCTTTTGGTTGTTCAATAAGATTAATAAAAGATTAATAAAATAAAAATATGGGTTGTTCAAATTGTTTTAATGGATGTTCTGAAATTTTATCAGATCAGTGTATTAAATATACCGGAGTAGATATTCCTAGCTTAAATATACAAAATGGGGATTCTCTTAAAAATGTTGAAGATAGTTTAACTCAGGTGTTACTAACTGTTTTAGTAGGTACAGGTATAAAACCTCTTATAGATACAGAAACAGTTTGTAATGTTGTTAAACAATACATTCCTGTTTGTTCTAATTGTGGAGGACCCACTTTAAATGAAATATTACAAGCATTGATGGATGCAGCTTGTGATTTACAAACACAGATAGATGCTATAGTAGCAGATATAAACACTTTAGAGCAAACATACACTAATCCTGGATGTTTAACTATTGTTGATACAACTACTTCTGTTACGCACAATGTATTACAAGCAGTTATAACAAAACTATGTACTGTTTCTACAGAATTAGCTGCACTTGTTTTAGACGTAGACACAAACTATGTTAAAATAGATGAGATAAACAATTATATTCAGGCTTATTTAAATAATTCTGGTACTTCTACACTCATAAAAAACAAAATGATACCTTATGTAGTAGAAGAATATTATGGACCTATTACAGGCTTTGATATTACAGGTGCAGGTACAGGAGATTGGATAGATATTTATTTATGTAATGGTTTAAATGGAACTCCTGATAAAAGAGGACGAGTTGCTGTTGGAGTTACAGATAATACTATGGGTGGAGGGACTATGTCATCTGCAGTTGATCCAGGAGTAGCTGGTAACCCATTATACACATTAGAAGGAGTTACAGGTGTAAATTTTGTTACATTATTAACCTCACAAATGCCTTCTCATACACATGTTATAAATGTTACTGATCCAGGACATAATCATTTATTAGCTAGTCTTGCTAGTGGGGGTTCATCATTATCTCCAACTAATCATATAGCTTTTACAAGTGGTGGAGGAGGAGATCCTTTTCCTGCATATTTATTAACTGGAACAGCCACTTCACCTACTGCAGGTTTAAGCAATAATAGTTTTACGGGAATTACTTCTACTGCAACTTCGGTAGGAGAAAGTCAATCACACACAAACACACAGCCTGGAATAGGTTGTTATTACATAATATATATTCCTTCATAATATGCCAGGACCATTTTACACAGAATGTGGTTGTACAACATGTACATGTAAAAAAGCAAAAGAAGTTTGTTATTCTGGACCAGCTTTGACTTGTTTAGGAATTAATCCTAAAGACACTATTGATGTTGCTTTACAAAAAATAAATACTTTCCTGTGTGGACAATCTTTTATTGATTTGGTTAATGCAGCTATTGATTGTCAAACTATACTTAATTGTACTACCACTACCACAACAATAAACCCTACACTATGTCAAGATATAGGTGTACAAGGGTTAGTAGGGGGAGGAAGTTGGATTGCTTTAGACTGTTTAGGTGTTTCTGTAGGAGGGGATGTAGATTCTGGTGCCACTATTTATACTGGATGTATTAATTATGATACTTTAGAGTTAACTAATGCACAAGTAAAAGATTCAATTTTATGTTAAAATAAACCAATTATGACAGTATATATAACATTAACTACAGCAGGAGCAGATAGTGGTCCTTTTAATTTATATTCTAATTTAGATGGATTTACATCTCCTTTTGAGGTTGGAGTGCCTAAAATAGATTTAGAAGCTGGGTACTCTTCTATATTAGTTCCTGACTTTACAACAATTGTTAGAGTGAAATCAACAGCTCAATATTGTATAAATTATGTAGATATAACCTTGACTGCTCCTCCTTGTGAAAGACCTGGAGGGCTAATAAATAAAACTTTTAATTGGAAATATACACCATCAGGAGGTCCTGAATTTATATTTACAGGTTCTTTCATAGAAGCTTGTACAGCATCTGATGAGTTTGATACAAATATTCCATCAGGCTCTATGGAAGGAAAAGCAGGTCAAGTAGCTTCTTTTACTTTGGGAGAAACGGTTTATTTAGGTTTATTTTCAACAGATTGTACATTATTAGAAGATGGGTTTTATATTACAGATCTAGATACAAATGAGATAACAGAAATTGTGGGGGGCATAATTATGAGTATAAGTAATTGTCCAGTAACTACTACTACAACATCTACCACTTTAACTCCAACAACTACTACGACAACAACATTATAAAATCCGGGTTTATTGGTTTTCCTTGATTTATACTCCCATATGTATTTTATGTATGGGAGTTTTTTATAATTAAAAATATTATAAAAAATAACTAAAAAAATTAAAATTATTATGTACATAATAATATTTTTTATATCTTTACTAAGTTTTAACTAAACTTAACAATATGAAAAAACCAGAAGGAGATTTAGTACAAGAATTAAAGGCATTATTAATTAGAAATAAATCAAAACAATATTACGCAAATAAATTAGATATTACAGTAGAAAGAATAGATGAACTCTTAGATATTATAAGAGGAAAAAACTCAACTAGTGAGTTCTCAAGGGAAATAGATAATATAAAAGGAATAGTAAAAAGTGTTGTAACATCTACATTTGAACCAAAAGATGATGTAGAATTAGCTAAGCTACATAAAATAGATTTAGACAAATACATAATAAGTAATTATTATTCAAAATTACAAACAAGTGGTAAATTTACCTCAACTTTAAATTGTAGATTGATTTCTGAAGAAGAAAAAAACAAAGATATTTTTTTAGAAGAAATTAAAAAAATGTTTTCAAAAACTACAAAAGTAGTAAACAAACAAAAATATTTTAAAAAATCAGATAAAGCTTTATTTGTTTATATTGCAGACGATCATACCGGTATAGATTTTAAAGAGAGTTTATTTGGTAATCCTTATGATGAAAACATATATTTAGAAAGACTTAGACTACTTTCAGATGAAATACTTTCTTTAAATGATCACATAGATACTTTATATTTGGTAAATTTAGGAGATGAATTAGATGGATTTAACTCTCAAACAACAAGAGGTGGACATAAATTGACTTCTTTTTCAAATAAACAACAATTTGATATTTATACAAAAGCAAGAAAGGAATTTTATGATTGTCTTTTAAGTTCTGGAAAATTCAAAAATACAGTTGTAATAAATATAAATAATTCAAACCACTCTGGTAATGATTATTCATACATAGTAAACAAATCACTTGAATTTTATCTTGAAGCAAGATATGAAGATATAACATTTATTCATCAAGAAAAAATAATCGACTCTTATTTATGGGGAGAACATGCTATTTTATTGACACATGGTAAAGACGATACACATATGAAATTTGGGATGCCCCTTAATCTTAATGAAAAAACCGATTTGTGGTTAATGGATTATTCAAAAAATATTCCAGCAAAATATATATCTACGGTAAAAGGGGATTTACATGCTTACTCTGTTAATATGGGTAAATCAGGAAGGTATATTAATGTACCAAGTATATGTGGAGGATCTCAGTGGATTGAAGCAAATTATGGTTCTTCTCAAGCTGGAGCATTACTAGAAATAGTAGAAAAAGAAAATAAAAATATAACATCAATCCCTATTTGGTTTTAGTTATGATAGAAAACGAAGGAAAACATTATTTATACAGACACATAAGATTGGACACTAACCAACCATTTTATATTGGTATTGGTACTAAAAAGATAAATAATAATACTCATAACTCTGTTTATGATAGAGCTTTTTCTAAATGCGGAAGAAATAAATTATGGAATAATATAATTAATAAAACAAATTATGAAGTAGAGATTCTTTTAGAATCTAATGATAAAAATATAATCTTTGATAAAGAAAAAGAGTTTGTTAAGCTTTACGGAAGAGTAAACAACAAAACAGGTTTATTATCTAATTTTACAGATGGAGGGGATGGTAATACTGGTGTAGTCATTTCTGAGTCTAGGAGAATACAATTAAAAGAACATTTGTTAAAGTATGCTAGATATGAAAGAACACTAGAAAATAGACAAAAGTTATCTAAAGCTAATGGAGGGACTAGAAATGGGATGTTTGGTAAAACTGGTGAAATGTCTGTTTTGTCCAAAGCAGTTTTACAATATGATTTAGATGGTAATTTTTTAAATGAATATGTAAGTTTAAAATCAGCAGCACAACAATTATCTTTTGTAGCAGATATAATTTCCTTATGCTGCAGAGGAAAAAAAGATAAGTATAAAAATTTTATTTGGAAATTTAAAGAATAAAAAATAATGACAGGAAGAGAACTTGTAAGTGGAGTAAGAGCAACCCATCGATTATTGTCTACCGACAATTCATTGAACGATAGGAGTATACTATCTGAGGTAAGAATGGCTTCTCTCCTTCTAACTAAGAGAGAGACAAACCTTAGAAAGCTATGGAGTACAGATACTCTTTTTAGTACTATCCCCTGCTTGCAGATGAAAGAGGTTCCTATCAGTGAGTGTTGTGAATATGTTGACGACTGTACTATAGCTAGAAGTATTTTTCCTCTTCCTAGAATGTCAGAAGGAAATTATCAATATGTTATACAAGGGGTATATTCTGTTAATGCTATGGGGGGAAAGGCTTCCAAATTAAAAGAAATAACTATTAATAGATATTTAAATTTATTAAAACTTCCTATTATAAAAAAAGAAGTTTATTTCTGGATAAACAATAACTATTTATATATTACAAATCCTAATTTAAAAACAATAAGAATGTCAGCTTTTTTTGAAGAAGATATTCCTAATGAAATATTATATCCGGAATGTGATTGTAACACTTCTTATACATTAGAAGAATATTGTAAAAATCCTTTAGATAAAGAATTTGCTATGCCCGGCTATTTAGAAAAACAAGTGATTGATTTAGTTTCTCAGAAATTACTTTCTACATATTATAGGTTAAAAGAAGACATTACAAATCAAGGTATTGATGCACAAGCCCCTAACACTCAACCAAATAGTTAATATATGAGGGTTAAAGTTGAATTCCGTACAGCCAGTAAAGAAAACTATTTAGATTTTTGTAAAAAACATCCTAGTATTAAATTAGAATTTAATGAATGGAAATGTATCATATATGGATACAACGAAGCATTTAAAGAACATTTATTAGAAACAGGAGAAAAACAAAAACTTCCTTTTGGTTTTGGAGAATTCACAATCAATAAAAAGAAGAGAAAGAAAGTTGTGACAGATCTTGAAGGAAAAGAACATATAAATCTCCCTATAGACTGGCAAAAAACCAGAGAGAAAGGAAAAGTTATTTATAATTTCAATTACCATACAGAAGGATATTTCTTTGGTTGGATATGGCTTAAAAGAACAGCTAGATTTAAATTTACAAATTTATGGTATTTTAAACCAAGTAGAACAACTTCAAGACTATTGGCTCATTATTTAAAAGTGGATAATAAGTATCAACATGTCTACAGAGAATGGAACCTTTAAAACAATTAAAAAACACAAAACATGTCTTACTACTATTCTTATAGATTCGTTTCTCCTGAGCCTTTATTTGCCACTGTACAAGAAGAATTAAAGAGCTACTTCGATACAGGAGCTATTGATAATTTAATGTTTCCAACTTATTTAAATAAATGTTTAAATAAATTAGGAAAAGCAACTTACAATATAGCTCAAGTAGCCTTACACGTAGAAGATTTTGAAGCTAGACTTCCTGATAATTTTTTTGCTGTTAGAGAAGCTTGGATGTGTACTGAAATACCTTTAAGACCTTATAGAGAAGCATCTTCTTTTTATTCTCAAGCAGCCACTAGAGATACAATACAAATTTCACCTCTCACTATTGGGGGTTCAACTTGTAATAACCCTGTGTGCCAAGATGATCCTTGTGATGGACAATGTATGCCAGAGTTAATACAAGCTGTTTATAAAACAAATTCCCAAATATTAAGAAGCTATAAACAATCATACCTCTTAAAACCAGGAAATATATCTGCAAGAAATAATTGTACAGTTGATTACACTAATTTATGGAATAGCGTAGAAAATAGTGATAATCCTTATTCTTCTTCTATTGACTCTTTTGATATTAGAGATAATAAATTTGTAACTAATTTTAGAAATGGGGTTGTTCATTTAATATTTTATTCCACTGATTATGATGGAGAAGGTTATCAGTTAGTTCCTGACAACTACAGAATAAAAGAATATATAGAAGCTTTTATTAAGTTTAAAATGTTTGAACAATTAACCAATAATGTTAATGATGAAACATTTAACCAACTTCAACAAAAGATGGTGTATTATAAACAAGCTTCTGATGAAGCTTATATAATAGCAAACACGGAAATAATGAAACAAACATCTTATCAAAAAACAAATAGAATAAAAAAGAATCTTAACAGATTTAACATGTATGAACTTCCTTCTTCCAATCCTAGAAGAGGTAGAAATTATTAATTATGGCTGAAGACAAAAATCAGAGTAACATTAAAGCCCAAATCAAAACAGCTAATGTTGGTTTGGACATGGATAATTCTATTCCTCAAATAGGACAGGGTAAGCTTTCTTATGCTCTAAATGCTGCTGTTGAAAACTTTGATGCTAATAGTGTTAATTATCAAAATGAGCCTGGCAATGAATTTTGTTTACAATTTCCTACTGGATTTGTTTTGATAGGTAAACATTTTATACAAGAAAAAAATAAACATATATTTTTCTTAACTAACCCCACAATAAAAGCTTCTGAAATAGGATATATGGAAAACAATGATTGCATATATCATTCTTTTATTAATGCTCCTTGTTTAAATTTTAATATAAATCATCCTATACATAAAGTAATACATAAAATTACAAACTGTAGTGTAGAAATATATTGGACAGATAACTTTAATTCTAGAAGATTTTTAGACTTAGATGCTACTAAAATACCCTATGTTTTAGCCGATGATTCTGAATTTTGTGACCCAAAATACACACATGAGGTAGATTGTAATCAATTAAAATTGCAACCTAATTTTAGCATACCTTCTTTAAAAATAAAAGAAGTTGTAGCTGGAGGAGAATTAACCGCAGGTACTGTTCAATTTGCAATACAGTATTCAGATTCCTCAGGTAACCCTTATACTTCTTATTACTCTATAACTAACCCCACTCCTTTAGCTGACACTTCTATTACGACTCCTAATTTTAATTATAATGTAGGTAAATCAGTAATTGTAACCGTTGATAATTTAGATGAAACAGGAGAATTTCAATATTTTAATTTAGCTGTAATCAAAACAGTTAATGGTGTTTCTTCCCCAGAATTAGTTGGAACATATTTTATAGACAGTAAAGTAAAAGACTTAACTTATAGTGGACAAAATAAAACCAGTATTAAATTAAGTATTAATGAAATATTTGAAAAACAACCTTTTTATGATCTTGCCGAAGATTTAACAACAGTGGGGGATGTTTTAATTTGGAAAGGCCTCACTTCTATTGATAGAATTAATTATCAACAAATAGCAAATAAAATAACCTTAGAATGGGAAACCTGGAGAATACCCGCTACAGAAAATTATTCTGATGAATTAAATGCAACAAATTTAAGGGGATATTTAAGGGATGAAGTTTATCCTTTTGAAATATGTTTTTTATTAAAAAATGGGAAACAAACTGATGGATTTCATATACCTGGAAGAACTAAAAATCAAAATGAAGTTTTCCCAGATGTATCCACTTTAAACAATGATTTTATTGGAAAACCTGAATATACCGTAGATGGTGTAGGGTATAGTCCTTATTGGAAAATATATAATACAGGCTCTGTTAAAGAGTTCTCAGGAGGGTATATTAATACTCAAGACTACAAAGGGCCTTACCAATATGGAGATTTAGCTTACTGGGAATCTACAGATGTTTATCCTTGTACAGAAGAAATATGGGGAGAACTAGCGGGACAACCTATAAGACACCATAAATTTCCCGATGTATCAGTTAGTCCTATTTTTGAAGAAAACCCTTTTACAGGAACAGCTTCTATGGAAATGGGATCAACAGCAGTTTTTCCTATTGGGATAAGAATAGATGAGGCCCAAGTTTTTAATATTATTAAAACTTCTACGCTTACAAAAGAACAAAAAGCAGATATAGTAGGTTTTAAAATATTAAGAGGAGATAGATCTACAAATAAATCTATTATAGGTAAGGGTATACTTAGAAATGTAGGAGAGTATAAAAGACAAGAACAGTCTTTTTATTTTCCTAATTATCCTTATAATGATTTAAATGAAGATCCCTTTTTAACAGATACAAATAATAAATTTGAAGGGATTTTACAACCTTGGTTAATACTTTGTTCTTTGTCTGGAGAGTTTGAGTATACAAATCCAGACACCGGTTTACCTATGAAAGAAGATATGGTTGCTGGTACCAATTATGAAAGATGCTCTCTAACAAAACCAATTTTCCTATCAGGTAGAGCTATGATAGGGCCTGCTGATTTTGAAGCCTGGAATATAAGTAATTGTGATCCTAATTCAGGTAGTGGAGACACTTCAGGTAATTTTACAGAATACACCAGCACAAACGGAGGACAAGCTTTTATAGGTATAAATTATAGTCCTTTTATAGGCTGTAATTATTATAATGTTTCTGGGTTTAATGTGGGTGTGGGGAAAATGATAAACAATAATACTGGAGCAACAGCTTTAGCATTCAAGTTACCCTCTGTACTTTGTGAAGAGGGACAGTTACCTAATCCTGATTTTAGTATTGAGGAACAATTATCTGGAAGAATATCTCCCCTTAATTGTGGGAAACCCGAACCTTTAAAAGGATTTTCTAAAGAAAATATAAATTATAGACAAGTATTTAATTCACCTGAAACTTCTTTTGGTCAACCTTTTCTTGGTAATATTTTAAAATTAGAAAATACAATTTTTGGAAAAGGCAGAGATCATTTTATCCAAGTAAAAAATAATGCTAAATATAGACTACTATCTAAAGAAGCTCAAGTAGATGCATTAACCAGTTCTCAAGCAATAGGTGGAGGTGACCTACCTGTTTTATTTGCCGCCTATCAAGCCTATCTCACTATTTACATAAATGGTATAACAAGAAAAAATTATGCATATTCGTACAATTCAATTGCGGATTATAATTATAAAGTTGATGTTGATAATGGTTTTGGTATAAAGCAAAGAGAAATAGAATTAAAATCATATTTGATACCAGGGGTTCAAAATGTAGGGGACGATAAAAATATTAATAATTATCAAAGAGAATCTTCTGTGTTTATAAAAACATCAGAAGAGGCCCCACCTCTCCCTTTTCCTAATCAAACCCCTAATATAATAGGAATAAATGGACAACCCATTGTGCAAGATAAATCTAGAACAACTATTTCTGAAAGTGATAGATGCAGTGTTCCTACAGAGGAGCAAGGTATAAATGTATTATCTTATTATGCTTCTTTAAAAAATAATATAACCAATCAATGGGGACAAATTTATTCTTATGAAACAATAGATACAGGGTATCAAAAAAATAAAAATACAGTGAATAAATTTTCAACTGTATTTGGAGGAGACACTTTTATATCAAGATTTACTTTTAAAACAAAACTTCCTTTCTTTATTGATAATAGAGTGGGGGCACCTGATGATGCTGATATATTTTATGATGAATTAGGAAATATAGCTTATCCTAAATATTGGCACTCAGCAAGATCTATATTAGAATCATGGACTTCTCTTAAAAACTTTATTTCATATAAAGCTCATAATTTTGATTGCCCTAATGATCCTTCAAAAATAATAGCTCCATCAGGAGTTGCAGGTACTTATAGAACTTACTATGATGGTTATTTTTATTTATTTGCATATGGTATTCCTAATTTTTATTGTGAAACTTCTTACAATCTTGACTTAAGACAGGCTTTTAATAATAAAGAAGGAGATTTCTTTCCCCATGTTTCTTCAGGTATTCCTGATGATTGGGTACAGGAGAGTTTTGTTTCTATAGCTAATGATAATACATATAATTATAATACAACATATTCAAAACAAAATAAAGAAAATAACTTTACACATCTTCCTACAGACTGGAAAGAACAACTTTGTTTCACTAATTATCCATTTAGAGCTATTTATTCTAACCCTCAATCTACTGATTCTGACATTAGAATTAATAATTGGTTAGTATATAAACCTCTATCTTATTTTGATTTTCCTCAAAACTATGGAAACCTTATCTCTTTAGATGGGATACAAAACAAAGCTGTATTAGCTAGGTTTGAAAACAAATCATTATTATACAATAATTTATTATTAGTTAACACTTCTAATCCTCAATCAGCTTATTTAGGTAATCCTGATATATTTAAAGGACCCCCTCCTATTGATTTTGCAGAAACAGATTTAGGGTATGTAGGTTGTCAAAACAAATTATTATTAAAAATACCTCAAGGACAAATAACTGTAGATGCTAAACGAGGACAAGTCTTTTTAATAGAGGGTACACAAGCTGTAGATTTAACAACTTTTGGTTCAGGGATGAATAGATTTTTTACTGATCATCTTGCTTTTGAAATATTACGTTATTTTCCAGAAGTTAACACAGATAATAATTTCACAGGTGTAGGACTTACAGGTGTGTATGATTCTAAATTTGAAAGAATGATTCTTACAAAACTAGATTACATTCCAATTGATCCAGATGTAAAATATGATGATGCAAAAAAAGAATTTTATATAGAAACAATAGAGTATATAGATGGACCTACAACTACTACTACGTCTTCTACTTCAACCACTACTAGTACTTCAACAACAAGTACAACAACTAGTTCAACAACAAGTACAACAACTAGTTCAACATCAACGACAACAACTACTACAACAGCTTGTTTAGATTGTGTAGAAGAAGATGTGGTTATAGGAACACAAACGTGGATGAAATGTAATTTTGATGGTACAACATATAAAAATGGAGATCCTATTCCTGAAGTACAGGATCCTGTGGCTTGGGCAGCCCTAACTACTGGCGCATGGTGTTATTATAATAACGACATTTCAAATGCTCCATATGGTAAAATCTATAATTTACATGCTTTACAGGATGCTAGGGGGTTAGGGCCTACAGGATATAGAGTACCTACCAATTCAGATTTTGCTACTCTTATTACATTTTTAGGAGGGTCATCAATCTCAGGAACTGCATTAAAAGAACAAGGTTTTTGTCACTGGAATAGTTCTAATACAGCAGCAACAAATTCTAGTACATTTACTGCTTTTGGAGGAGGACTAAGGGAAGAAGTCACTGCTAATTTTATTTTGTTTCAAGATTGGACTTATTTTGGAAGTTCTACGAGTTTTACTCCTGGTTATGGAAGATCTTTAGAACTTATATCTAGTTCTTCTTCTTCTCCAATTGCTACAGGACTTTCAACATTAGGGGCATATGTTAGACTCATAAAAGAATAAAATGGAAGAAGAAAAAATAAAAATAGTAACAAGAACACAAGTTTATTTAGATGATCCAGAATTTTTTTGTAATAAGTCTTGGACTCTTTCATTTAACTTCAATACTAAGAGTTGGGTGTCATTTCACTCCTATCTTCCTAATTGGTATATAGGGGAAAATAACTTTTTTTATTCAGGAGTAAATGGTGGGTGTGATGATGCTGAAATTGCTTTTGATATGTTAACAGGGGTTGTAAACAGGGGTATAACTACCACAACTACTACAATTGTCCCAATGTCAACAACCACTACTTCTACTACCACAATAGTAATTGATTGTGATTTAGAAGGAGAGGGTTATATTGTAGAATGTGATTTGGCCGGCACAGCAGTTATTACTGTTCCCCCAACTACTACAACAACAACTTCTTCCACAACTATATGTGAAAGACTTTTCCCTCTAACCACTGTTTTATTTTATCATAGTTATACTCTTGGTGTAGATCCTATAGTAAATTTTACATCTAGTTCCGTAGATTCTTGCGCAGCTATACAAACTATATTAGACAATGTCGAAACTATAATTGTAGATTATTACACTGTAAAAATAAATATGGTGACTATAGGTGTGTTTGAGGAAGGACAAAGCGTTTATGACGATGGTTTTGGTTGTACTTATATTGCAGATGGTTGGTATATTGATGCAAATAGTTTAACTACAAATAATACATATCATGTTGTTGGGGGAGTAATAGTAGAAATTTTAGCTTGTTAATATATAATTATGTCAAAGATAGTAAGTTTAAAGCTTAAAAAAGCAGGTAGTAAGGTTGGGCCTTTCTCTATAACTACAGAGTGGGGGGATATTTTAGGGGTTGATGTTTCAAAAAAAACATTAATAAAGGGGATATCTTATACAGTGGATGACAGAGTAGAAATGATAACTTTAACTTCTACAGGAAAATGTGCATTTAAAAAAACATTTTCTATTAATGAAGTAAGCATATATGACTATTCAGAAATAAAATATGAACAAACTACTACAGCCTATCTTTGGAGACATCTTACAGATGTAACTAAGTATAATAATTACTATAATAACATTGAACCATATATAATAGAATATCCTTTTGCTTATCAATTTCAAGACGAAATATTACAAAATGTAAAAGACTACACAAAAGCCTTCAAATATCTTCCCTTACTAGATGGAGTGTTTACTTCTAACACTAGAGTGGAAACAAATGATCAATGGTTTAATTATTCAATAATTTATAATTCTCAACAAAACTCAGGATTATTAAATTTAATAAAAAAACCTTCTAATAATTTAAAAGAGTATAATAGTTATCCTAAATATAACAGTGATAATAAAACTATTACATATACAAAAAGTGACAATTTTTATCAGTATAATACATTTTGGAACGTTCAAATTAATTCTCAAATACCCGCTTTTATCGGTTCTTGTGAGTCATTGTCTATTGATAAAGTATTAAACCAATCAAACATGAATTATGGAACATTAAGCTTTAAAAAAGCTCCTATAAGAGCTAAAGATTTAAAAATTCGTCATATATTAAATAATAAGTCAGATGTTCACTTAGTCAGTCAATTTTTACTTTCTTCTTCACAAATTTCTTATAAATAATTAGGATTTGCCAAATGATAATATTATCTTTACTGGTCAATAAAATAAATTATGAAAAATAAAGAAAATATTTTAACAAATAGTAAAATAGGTGAATGTATATTTATTAAAGAATTAATCCCTCAAATATTCCCTAAAACAGAAATAAGTAAAAGAATTAGAGTAAGAAGAATTGGCTTATTTAAATGTAATTGTGGCAATGAATTTAAAGCTGATATTTCTTTAGTTAAAGGAGGAAATACAAAATCTTGTGGGTGTTTATTTAAAAAAGCTTTAAAAAATAAGCTAGGTAAAAAAATCACACATGGACAAACTTATCATCCTTTATATAATATTTGGTCAGGAATGATTAGGCGTTGTGAAGTAGAGTCTTCCAATAATTATGTTTACTATGGTAAAAGAGGGATTACAGTAACAAAGAGCTGGTATAATATTGATAATTTTATAAATGACATGTATTCTAGTTATAAAAAGGGTTTACAATTAGATAGAATAGATGTGAATAGAAATTACGAACCATCTAATTGTAGATGGGTTACTCCTAAAACAAATAGTAATAATAGAAGAGATAATAGATTAATTGAATATAAAGGAGAAAACAAAACATTAAGTCAATGGTCCGAATATTTATCTATACCTGTAAACACTTTGAGATACAGATTAAATAATTGGAGTGTAGAAAAAGCTTTTAATTATGAATAAATGGTTAGAACAATATCAAGATGGAGGACAAGTATTTAATGCTAGGCAAAAACGTGGAATAGAGCTTCAAATAAAAGATTATAAACAACAAGTTCTTGATAAGAAAGAGTTACAAACAAAAGGAACTTTAAATAATCCTAAGTCTATTAAATATAAAAATTTAGCACCTAAAAAAGAAGAGATTAAAAAGCATACCCCTCAATCTACATCTTCAAAAGCTTGGGAAGTAGCTACACATCCTATGACAGCTGCTGGATATGTAGCAAGAAATGAAAGTCTTCCTGATAATTTTAGTAAAGGAGAAATCAATGCACATGAAACAGCTACAAATCTTATTAATCCTTTTTTTTATGCTGATGAGTCTAAAAACTTTGTAAAAAATGTAGTCACAGGACATCCTTTAGATGCAGGAATAAATGCCTTAAATGTGCTACCATTAGCTTCTGAATATAAAGCTTTGGGTAATTTAGCAAATAAAACTGGTAAATTATTAGGTACAGAAGAAGGTTTATTATCTAATACACATAAAATAAATCCTTGGGCATTCAAGCCTAATACTGATATGGGGTATAGAATGTTAGGAAAAGAAGGATTTGATGATGCTATAAATACAGGAGTATTAAGAGCTAAACCTATTCCTAATCAACCTTCTGAAGGTATTTCTTTAGCAAGAAATACAAATAGAAATCCGAATACAGGAAAAATGCAAGGGGCTTTAGATAGGCCTTATTTTGCAGATGGGGTAATAGATGAAAGATATGCTAGTGATTATATGGCGGCTGTAAATAAGTCAGAAAATAACTTAGTACCTATTGCAACACATAAAGGAATTGCTCCTACACAACCAGGAAGTATACCATTAGAAAATGCTAAATTGTACAAAAAAAATTGGTTACAAGGATATAAAGAAGTTCCTAAATCTACATCAAAATTTAATT